AAGGTATCGCCTACAACAGATAATTCTTTTGCTGGTGACGCGGTTGCTATACCTACGTTTCCTGACGAAGTAATCCTCATGCGTTCAGCCATACTTCCGCTATTAGCTTGAGTTAAAAAATCTATATAAGCATCGTCTGCATTACCTTCTCTTTTAATGTTAATTGCACCAACAGAATCAGCTCCTTGTGATGCTATTAAAGCCATTATATCTTCATCGTTAGAAGCAGATGTATTTTTAAATAAAATTCCAGGTACATCATCTGTACCCCCAGCACCTTCAATATTTAATAATGTATTATATCCTTCATCGGTTGTACCACCTATACAAACATTACCAGCCGAGGTAATTCTCATGCGTTCTGTGCCTGTGCGAGTTGTCGCATTAGCGGCAGTATAAAATGTTAGTTCAGTAGCCGCATTCCAACTCGAATGACCGCCACCCAAACGAACCGCATTTACTCCAGTTGGAGCATAAGTTCTCATTGCTATAAAGCCTTCTGTTTCAGTTCCAGAATCATATTGGCTAGATGTTATATAAGAAGATTTATTAGTATCATCAGTTTCATTGTCCGATATTCGTATTGAAGTATCAACGTGCAACGTCTCCAATGGCGTTCCAACATTTATACCTACTCGGTCATTCCCACCATCAACAAATAACATATTGGCGTTACCATTTGATTCTACTCTAAAATCATAATCACCACTATCTTCATTGAATACTACATTTCCAGCATCTTGTGTGAATGTGCCATCAATATCTAAAGCACCATTAATATCAACTGTCGTATCGCTTGTAATGGTTAATACACCATCTGAAGATTGATGGATATATGTACCAGTATCGCCAAATTCTAAACGATTGGTACTGGACATCATTAAAGCATCAGATGCAATAGTGAATCCAAATGTTGTTTCATTATCTCCGTCTTTTACAGAGACATGAGTGGTAGAATTACCTCCACCATCTCGATCAACGTGTAAAAGCTGCTCATAACTAGCAGCAACGGATTGATTGGTTAAACTTGCCATTAAATTTCTCCTGTTTCTTTAAATACCTTATAGCTTACCGCCCATAACAGATTTGACATGGCTACAAGTAAATCTTTATACAATATCTTCCCACTTTCTTGTTTCTAGCTTCCAGGTGTCATTAATCAACTTCCATAGGTCTCTAGCCAACCTGGCAACCTGAGTAACGTGGGATTTTAATCTTAAACTAAGGTTTAGCATCAGCCTACATAGGCTATGCAAGCACCCGAAGCAAGTGTAAATCCTGTCCACCTGCCAAAGATAGTCATTCCTTGAGGGAATGTTTGGCTGTCTATCGCAGCCCCGCCATTTGAATCAATGATTGTTCCTGTTCCTGAATCATCTGGGTATAATTGTTCTGTTTCGGCTATTAAACCACCGCTTCCAGAATTAAATACTGTATCTTCTATAAACTGAATTGCAACAAAAACACCTGTTCCTGTCCCACAGGTTACAGCGGTTGTACCTGTTACTAAAATTGATCCAGCTTGTCCGATTGATAGATTTTGTGCTTCTATCACCGCATATTGTCTTGACATATTTTCTCCTTAATCGCTAGACGATTCTCTATAAACCATTGCAAGATCGCCAGACCCGATTGTAACAGCACTCCATTTACCATAAATAGTCACACCCGAAGGAATTTCAACATTACTCAATGAATCCCATATATCAGTATCTGCCGAAGTAGCACTAACTGTCGTTGTGTCAGTATCAAGAGCCGTAATCGCTACATAGGTATGGGCATTTACTGTAGCTGCTGCTACATGATCACACCCTCCAGCACCAGTTAAGATGCCAAGCGATTCCATTGCTGGCCTTTCTCTTATATGTGCATTAGCCATTTACTTTTCCTTTTTCTTTGACTTCTTCTTGGGGTTTCCATCTTTATCACACTCTTCAAATCTGTCTTTTAATGATTCTAAATCGTGTTTACTCGGATCATATTTAATTATGTATCCTGCTGGTTTTTTAAAATATTTGTCCATATTTCCTCTTTCCAGATGGGGGCAGCCGAAGCCACCCCCGCCATTGATTGATTAGTTATGATACATCACTTAGAATGTACACACCAAACGCATCCTTGATCTCCACTTCAGCCCAGAAACCAGTTGCCACATATTCTGTGGTACGGAAACTTGCGTTTCTTTCGGTTTCTATTCTGAATAGACCTTCAGGACCTACAGCAAGACCAACTGCACCTTTAGAGAAAGCGAATCCAGCAGCATCACCGCCACTAGAAACATCTTCATCTATTTGGTCACTCCAATAACAATCGAATCCTGCTATCGAGCCAACCCATCCAGCAGCCATTGCTTCTTCACCTTTAGCACCCATAAGTGATAGAGGTTTAGCATTTGACCCTGTAACAGCAGCATCGTTCAATAAGGAAATTAATCCCTTACTTCCCCACACCTGTTTTGGGCTCATGACTAGGTTGTACGGAAATGGAGCTCCTGCCGCTCTGAGCTGTCTCATAGCTCCGAAGGCATGACTCAATGCAAGGCTAGTCCCTGCACCACATTCCGTTTGTGAAAATGATTTACCCAACTCTACACAGTCATCATCTAACTTAGCTGCAACGGCATTACCAAGTATTTGACCAACATTACCAGTAAGGTCATCGGCATTACCCATACGAGCCAAATCACTAACGTCAGCACGAATAACATGCTCACTGATAGTTGCACTACGAGCAGCAGTTGTAATAGAAGTAACAGTGGTATGATCGCCACCATCTGTTGCTGCTGCAACGCTACTTGATGCGACTTTTGTATAGTCAGGGAATTGAACTGTAATTGCACCTTGTACTGCCTGTTTAGCAGTCACTAGAGGGTACATCACATTTACATGATTAAAAGCTATTACCGCATCCCCGATAATCTTTCCAAGACCACCCTGGGCTACGCCAGTATCTGTTTCAGCCATAGCTTCAAACTCCCTTAGTTAAACCATCCTATCAATACGCAGATGTCTCACGATCTACGCAATCAAGTAAGGTTGTTAAATTATTCATAAGGCTTTTTCAATGTACCAGTTCCCCAACCGCTAAATAAACCGATGCTGTTTGGCTTCTTTCCTTTTTGAACCCTCTCTCCGCGTTCTTCATAAATATCGAGATAGTCATCATAAGTAACATCTTTACCTTTATAAGAACACTTAATGTCTTTACCTCCATCAACTTTTCTATCCTGGAGGTCATTATTAGGATCGAGTTTTTCTTTTAGAAGATTAGCCACCGTATCCGACCTTTATCTTGCCAGATGTTTGAACAGTGTTGGCTTTTTCATATCCCTCGGGATCGAAAGCAGCCCATTCTTCGTATGTAGCAAATCCACCCATCGCAGACGGCTTTGCATTATCGGTTGAAGCTGGTTTTGGCCTCGTCTTAACACGTTCTACATGAAGCTCCAGCTTTTCAAGTGGAAGTTCACTGTAGACATCACGATCTTCTTCAGGCAATAACGATAATAACGTATCTCTACGATTTGTCTGATATTCATCAAAAGCTGCCGCTTTTTTATTAGCGATCTCTAACTTAGCTCTAGTCTCTTGCATGATCGTTTCATATTCGCCTTTAGATTCAAGCTCTTTCAGCTTTCTATCTTCAGCGTCCTTTTCGATCTTCTGCTTCAATTCATCCAGCTCATCTCTCAATGTGTTTTTAGCGTCGTTTACTTCCTGAAATCGTGCATAAGGAACTCCATCGACGGCCTGTTTTTCTTCGTTGTCAGTTTCAACGGGGGTCTCTTTAACGTCTTGACTCTCGACTTGTTGTTCTTCCATTTTTACCTCTTGTTTGAGTTATCCAACCTTTATACTGATTGGTATTTTGGCGTACTTATCAATTTGCTTTCCTAAGTAATCGCCCAATTCTTTTATTATTAAATCTTTATTTTTAGGGCTGACACCATGTATATCTCTTTTGTTCTTAGCATTGCCCTGAACTTTTAACCCATCCCTAAATTCTATCTCTACACCAGTTTTAGTTGCTTTGCGGGATTTAATAGAGTTCAGCATCACCCCTGTCAACTTCAAATTCGGTGGGTTAACTTGTTTATTTAAAGGGATACCCCTTAAACTTTCAGGTGGGTTGTGTGCAATAAAGTTGACATGCTTTCCACTTCTAGTGGTAAAACTAACTTGGGTATCTTTAAAACCTTTCATTTTAGACGCTGCATACTTTGACGAGTATTTTGGGAAACTTTTCCCATCAGCACCAATGCCCTTGCCTGCATCCTTAATAATACGAGTAGCAGTCTTACCACCTATCTTCTCCCATAACGATTTAGGGAATGTTGGTATATTTTTAGCCCGCATGAACCATCCAAGAATGTCGGCAGTTAAAACCACCACGAACACCAAAGGGGGTATCTGATGGTATCTTTTCTTCTGTGTATCCACCTTTAGGTTCATCTTCTATTGTCTTTCTACAGGCTTCCCTAGTCCTGTCATCAAGTGGTCCTATATATGTCCAGGTAACATCAGCACCTTCAAATACCTTATATCTCGCCAGATCATCGAATTGTTTAAAGCTGTCATAA